AGATGAAGAAGACTTCCGCAAGAATGGCGGGGTTATGAATCACGAAACCGTCGAAAGTATCTCGAAACGCAGAAAACCCTTTACGGTAGACTATACTGGTTTTGGATGGGTATTAATTAAGAACGGTGTATTTGAAAACCTTCAATATCCTTGGTTTGCTCCAAAGATGCAAGTCTTTGAATCAGGTGCTGTTCAGGATATGTGCGGCGAAGACGTCTCGTTCTGTTTAGATTGTATTGATCAAGGGTACAAAATCTGGTGCGATCCTCGTATCAGGGTAGGTCACGAAAAAACTCGTATTATATAAGGTAATGGGATTATTTGGTAGTAAACCCGAATTTAATATGAAAACAGACGAACAACTCTGGTATGAAATATCAGAGAACCTTACCGAACTTTCTCGTAGGGATCAGGTTAACTATCGTGTTCGTGGAACAAAAGAATCAGTGAAGAAAAAACTCAAATCCCTTGATTTATTATGATTTATTCTATTGGAGCACTATTTGTAATCTCTTTTGTTATTATTGTATATGTAATGTATCGATATAACCCTCATACATGATTAAACGATACAATATTCGTTATAAAGGAGACCTTTTACACGAAAACCTCACTATGGATGACTGTAGTGAGGTTCTTCAAGACTTTGCAGATCGTTTTTATAACGGTAAAGACGATGAAATTAACCCTAGTTTTATAGAAATGGAGGAAATTGACTAATGGCAGTAAAAACTAGATCAGGAGCATGGGGATCTTCAACATTTGTGGAGACAGTACCCAAAAAAACTCGTCAAGGAAACGGAAAACATACCAAATATGCCGCTTCCTCTCGAAACGGAGCAAGAAAAAAATACCGAGGACAAGGAAAATAACTTTAAGGGCGAAATAATCGCCCTTTTTTTGTGTGTAAATAGAGAATATGTGTAAATTAGGGCAATGAACGACTTTTTAGACAATTTGGCTAATGATCAACATCAAAAAATGCTTCGTGAAATTGCAAATGATGCAATAACACCTAGAAGAACAAATAAAAAAGTGCAAAATGACCTCTATGAGAAGCAAATTGACAATGATTTCTATGAAGGATTGGATTATGACGACCAAATGATGTCCTCTGCAGAATTTTAGTGATGAATCCTTAATAAATAACTAAAATTTATAAATTTCAATGCCTCTAGAAAGGGTTAGTCCCGGATTTAAAGATATTAGCATGACGTTTCAGGCAAATCCCCTGAATCTTGACCTTATTGGGCTTAAAAATGAGAATGCAATTGCTCGTTCAGTAAGAAATATTGTATTTACTCTTCCTGGAGAGAAATTTTTTAACGAAAATTTTGGATCTAGAATTTCTGCATCCCTTTTTGAGAATATTGATGATATTTCAGCAGATATTGTCGTTGATGAAATTACACAATCCATTAACGAGTGGGAACCTAGGGTTAATTTACTAGACGTAAATGCATTTCCAGATTTTGATAATAATTCTTTTGATGTTGTTATAATTTATGACATTATAGGAGCAGATCTACCTCCACAAGAACTACAATTCGCGTTGCAATCAACAAGATAAATGCCACTAGTAAATTTCTCTAATCTTGATTTTGATCAAGTTAAAACATCACTTAAAGATTATCTGAAGGCAAATTCAACCTTTACAGATTATGATTTTGAAGGATCTAACCTTTCTTCAATAATAGATCTGTTAGCATACAATACTTACATCACTTCATACAATGCCAATATGGTATCTAATGAAGTTTTTATTGATAGTGCTACTTTAAGGGAAAATGTAGTCTCTTTAGCGCGAAATATTGGATATTTACCAAAATCTAGAAAAGCAGCAAGTGCGACAATAAGTTTTTTCGTTGATTGTACAAATATTACCCCTACTCCTGCTTCAATAACACTTAAAGCAGGACCTGTTGCAGCAACATCAGGTAGTTTTGGCAATCAATCGTTTATTTTCAGTATTGTAAGTGATATAACAGTCCCTGTAATAGATGGAATTGCTTCTTTTGATGAAATATCCGTTTATCAGGGATCACTTTTAACTTCTAACTTTACATTTAGCACCAGAACACCCCATCAGAAGTTTATTTTACCAAATGTTGGAATTGACACCTCTTTACTTGTAATAACTGTACAAGGAACTGAACAATCTACAACTAAAGTCACTTATAGTGTTCAGGATAGTCTTTTTGATATTGATAAAGACTCAAAAGTTTATTATTTACAAGAAATAGAGGATGAAAGGTATCAATTAATATTTGGTGACAATATTTTTGGAAAAGCACTTGAAGATGGTAATTATATTACTGCAAATTATATTGTAAGTGATGGTGATAGTGCAAATGGTGTAAATCAGTTTGAATTTGCGGGAAATTTATCATATACCCGAAATGGTCTTAATTATACAATCACTTCAGGTATTTCTTTATTAACTACTGATATTTCTGCTAAAGGTGGTCAAACTATTGAGAGTGTAGACTCAATTAAGAAGTTTGCACCTCGAATTTATGCTTCTCAAAACCGTGCATTGACCGCAAATGACTATGAAACACTAATTCCAGCAAAAATTTACCCAGAAACAGGGTCAATTTCGGTTTTTGGTGGTGAAGAGTTAATTCCTCCTCAATATGGAAAGGTTTTTATTAGTATTAAACCAAGAACTGGTGATTTTCTTCCTAATTTGATTAAAGAAAACATTAGAATGAAGTTGAAGAAGTATGCAGTTGCTGGTATTGTTCCAGAAATTCTTGATTTGAAGTATCTTTATATTGAAGTTGCATCTAAAATTTATTATAATAGTAATCTTACTCCAACTGCTGATTATGTTTCAAGTATAGTTCAGACTAATGCTAATAAGTATGCTGAATCATCTGAAATGAATAAGTATGGTGCACGATTTAAATATAGTAAATTCTTAAATATTATTGATCAGAGTGATGAAGCGATTACCTCAAACATCACAACAATTCAAATGAGAAGAGATTTGAGAGTATCTTTAAATAGTTTTGCTGAATATCAAGTTGGATTTGGAAATGCATTTCATATTAAGAGTATGGATGGTTATAATATTAAGTCTTCATCATTTAGAATAAGTGGATTGAATAATGATGTTTATATTTCTGATATTCCTAATACAAATAGATCTGATGGATCACTCTTCTTCTTTACAGTTTCTTCAATAAATTCGACAGAACCAACAATTGTTAGAAGAAATGTTGGAACAATTAATTATGAAAAAGGTATTATAACCCTTAACCCTGTTAATATTTTATCAGGAAAGGTAAAAGATGGTCAAACTATTATTGAATTGTCTGCATGTCCCGTATCCAATGATGTTATTGGATTACAGGACTTGTATTTGCAACTAGATATAAGTACCAGTACATTCGAAACAGTAGTGGATGAAATTTCTTCTGGATTAGATTCAGCCGCCTCTGATTATATTGTAACCTCTAGTTATGCAAACGGGAACCTAGTAAGATCTTAAGATGGCAGAAAAGAGAATACAATTTAGCAACATAGTTCAGAATCAGCTTCCTGATTATACGAAGACTGAGTTTCCATTAGTTTCTGAATTTTTAAAGCAATATTATCTTGGGCAAGAATTTCAAGGTGGTCCTATTGATCTGATTCAAAATATTGATCAATATGTAAAAGTCGGTGAACAAACCAATTTAACTGAAGAAGTTGGATTATCTACTTCTATTGATTCTTTTACTGACGTTATTCCTGTTGACATGGTGAATTATCCAGCAGGAACTACGGGGTTTCCTAATTCCTATGGATTATTACAAATTGATGATGAGATCATTACTTACACAGGAACTGCCACCACATGCTTTACTGGATGTGTGCGTGGATTCTGTGGTATAACCTCATATAAAACAGCAAACAGTCCAGATGTACTAGAGTTTAATTCAACCACCTCTAAGGAGCATACAACGGGGTCTCAGGTAAAGAATTTAAGTTGTCTGTTCCTTAAAGAATTTTTACTCAAAACAAAACATCAACTTTTACCTGGTTTAGAAAATAGAAAATTACATACAGATCTAAATCAAGACATATTTGTAAAGCAAGCTAAAGATTTTTAT